GCCGACGGCGACTGATCGCCCACGAAGCGGCCACCGGACAGCACGGCCACAGCCGAGGCAAAGTTGGCGTTGGCTCCATTGGTGATCTCGAGCTGCACGTAAGGCGACCCCTGCGGAAGCGCATCTGCATCAAGCTCGATCACATAGAAGATGTTGGCGTTCGGCGACGGCGTATAGCCTGTGGCCGTGACAGGCGTGCGAACCGACAGAACATCATTGGCCACGCCTGCCGTCTCCTGCGTGAAGATGTTGAACGGCACGGCTACAGCGCCGTCTCCCGAAGCACCCGTGCAGGCATTGACCAGAATTTTGGTGTTGGCGGCAGCCTGTGCGCCCAGCTGCACGATGATCGAGGCGTGACGGTAGCCCTCCATATTGAAGACCTGCGCCGTCGCGCCGCCAGAGATGTTCTGTGGAGGCAGGATGTTGACCAGATGGCCTTCCTGCGCCGCGTAAAAACCATTAACGGACATAGTGAATCCTTTCCCGGATACAACCGGTGAAAAATGCAAAAGCAAAGAGGACCGCGCCAGGCGACGAGCCATCTCTGCGATGAATTACGAGCGGGCGGCCAGGGTGATGAACGGCGACCGGGTCGGAGCGTTCTTTGCCTTAGGCGTCAGCGGGGCGTTCCACCACGACTGGCCGTCGAGGCGAAGCATAAAGCGGAGCGCCGTCTCGCCGGTCAGGAAGGCAACGTGAATCGAACTGTCCGCCCGGATCTCGTTGCGCTTGGCCAGCATGTACTGGCTCATGTCGCCGAGGATCATGTCACCCTGCGCACCGAGCGCCGAGGCCTGTTCGATCGGGATCACGGGCTTGCCCATCAGAAGGCCATAGTCGCTGTTGTTGCCCCACATGCCCGGGGGCGTGTACATCATGGTGTTTTGCGTACCGACCGTATCCGGGAACTGCAACGGATAGAGCTGCGGCTCGATGCTCTGCTCAATAAACCAGCAAGCATTCTTGCGACTCGGCGCATACATGCGAGACCACATATTGAGGACGTTCGAGGCCGTAACAGTTGAGGCCCCCTGATTGGCGTCCTTCGCCTGGATGATCGTCGCGCCACTCTTGGCGTTCAGAATCCCCAAGGGCTGACCCGCGCCCACGCCGTTGATAATCGCGTCGTCAATCTTGAAGGCGAATTCATCCGGGAAGATGGTATCGATGTAGGACGAGATGGCCTGCGCGTCCATCATCAGTTCCTCGGTCAGATATGCGAGACCAATCAACTTATTGGCAATGAACTGCACCTCGCGCGTCTTCGGCTTGCCGCTGTTGGTGTAGAGATTGGCCTCGGAATCCCAGAAGGCCTGCAGGCCGCCCCACCGCTGGCCATCCTGACGGCTTGATTCGTCGATCGCGTTCATGATCAGACGCGCCGAGGTCATGTCAATCTGTCGGCAGCGCTTGGCCACTTCGCCCACGTCATAGGAGCGCTGCAGGAGACCGTCCGCATACTGCGTCGGCACGGCAAAGCCACCCTCGGCCGGGACCGATTCGCTCGAGCCAAGCGCAGCCTGCAGGCGCGGATCCGTGACGCGATTCGCGCGCGTGTTGCTGATGACAGAACCGAAGAACTCGGCCTGATTCTTCCAGGGCTTTTCTTCCGCGTGGTTTTTACCGACCTCAACGGAAACGGCCGAGGTTCCGCGCTCCAGTTCGCGCAGCCGTTCAGCGGCTGCAATCTGCTTCTGCAGGCCTTCGGCTGTGGCCATATGCGCGTCGAACTGCGTCTGCTCGTCGGTACTCATCAAACGGCCATTCGCGGCGGCCTGCAGGGCCTTTGCGGCCTCGACAGCGGTAGCCTTGGCCTGAAGTAGTTGGCGATAATCCATTTTTTCGACTCCTGTTGTGAAAGGTGAAAAGGCCAGAGCGCCGCCCCGGCCACCCTCAGGCAGCCTGCTTGCGCCAGGACGCGACGGCCTTGGCCGCCGAAACTTGTACGGAAAAACAAAAAGGCCCCGCCAAAGCGGAGCCTTTTACCTATTGAGAGGTCAGTATTTACATCGCAACCAGACGCAACATGCGCTCACGAGCTTCAGCCTGAGCACGCTGAGCCGTCTTGGCCTCATCGTCGTCGCTTTCGGCCACGCCACACCCGACACAGCTTTCTTTTTCGGGATCGCACCCATCATGCGTGCAACTTGAGCAGTCACCCGCCTGACACGACTCGCATTCGCAGGTGCAACCGTTGCCGTCATCGGCCTTACTCCTGGCCGAGGTTCGCGCGGCGCTCACCGCCGGAATGCCTTGCGCACGTGCCTGCGCGTTTGGATCCTGCTTGACGCCAAGCTCTGCAAGAACGTCATCAAGCGTGGCAACGCGATCAGCCAGGCCCTGACTCACGGCATTCTGCGAGGTAAGCACGCGCCCCTCGCCGAAGCCGTTCTGAACAGCCTTCTGCGCCACTCCGCGACCGCGCGCCACGGCTTTGGTAAACATGCCATAGTAGTCGTCCACCATGCCCTGCATGGCCTGCCGCGCATCGTCGCCGAGCGGCTCGTAGCCGTTGCCCTCGACCTTGTACTTGCCCGCCGAGATGAACTGCATCTTGACGCCCAGATTGTCGAGATATTGGCTGTCGTCTTCGTGCAGCTGATAAACGCCGATGGAGCCGGTCAAGCTGCTCGGGCTGACGACCAGTTCGGATGCCTGCGATGCCAACCAGTAAGCCGCCGAGGCACATAAGCAGTCGGAAACCGCAATGATTTTCTTCTGCTTGCGCGCATCAAAGATCTCCTGCGCCAGTTCAGCCACGCCCGACACCGAGCCACCCGGCGAATCCACGTCAAAGACGATTGCCTTCACGTTCGGATCGTTCACCGCCTGACGAAACTGCTGCGTCAGCTGTTGCACGGACGTGCCGGAAGGCCCGCTGAAATCGCCAGCATACCGCTGATTGATGATTCCGTAGACCGGTAGCACGACTACCGCGCCAGGCGCGCCAGAGGTGAGGTTTTTGGCCCGCGCAGCCGCCACTTGGTTGGCTTCGTGAATTGCCTTGATCGTTTCCGCGTCTGCCACACCGCCCGCAGCCTTCAGATGAACGAAGGACGCAATGGACGATAGCTTTTCCGGCAAAATCGCCCAGACGGACGAATAGACAGACCGCATCACCGCCGAATAGCGCATCAAATTACCCCCTTGACGGCCAGAGCCGCCAACTGTTTCGGCACCTGCACCTCGAAGTCGCTGAGCGTCCTTTCGAGGATCTGCGGCGCGTCCATCTCGTCCGTCAACGCCAGCAGAATCAGGTTGCAGCGCGCGTCGTACTGCTGTTTGGCCTCGATCTGCTGCCCGGCAGGAAGGTGTAACGCCACGCATGCGTAATGCCAGCACTGCGAATACAGTTCCTTGACAGAAGGCAGCGCCGAGTCCGTCTCACCGCCTGCCATCACGCGGTCGGCAATCCGCCGGACACCGTTCACCTCACGCCGCACGCATCGCGAGGCCGCGTCGAGAGCAAGAACCTCCAACTGCGCACGCTGTGCCGAGCGCGCCGATTCTTCCATTGCATCGTCCGAACTTTCATCGTCGGCAGGATCCTGCGATTGTTGCTGCACCGCGTTCTTCGGCGCGGCCAGCGGCGCGTCGAGCGTGGTCCAGTTCATCGCCCGCCAGTATTTCTTGCCGATTCCTCCAGCAATCGGATTCAGATCCTCGAGTTCGCGTACCTCGTCCTGACAGAGCCAGCCATGCTCAATGGCAATGGCGTATCCCTGCATGCGCGTGGCGTTGTCACCACGCAGCAGAGCGGCCAGCGAGAACTTGACGTAAAATCGGTCATCCTGAATCAGATCGCGCTGCAGGCACTGTTCCCAGCGCACTGCCATCGGCAGAACGCACTGCTGAACATGCATCAGGTTGAACTGCTCAACGGAGGCATACGTTGCGGATTTACCTGTGTCGACGCCGATCAGGTGAGGCAGAACATTGAACAGAGAGCAGATCTTGACGTCAGAAGCCTTGGTCGACTCAAGCAACTGCATGTCGGTCGGATTGACACCGAGCGATTTTACGTCGACGCCGGGCGGTAACATGCGCACCCGATGACGGTTTTCGCCCGTCGAGGCCTTTTCGAATGCCTTCGCGTAGGCTCTTTCATCGGCATCGTTCTTGAAGTTGGTGCCGGTCACAAAAACGCCGGCTGATCCATCATTCTTGAGATACTTCCCGACGTAGTCCTGCTGCGCCAGCGCGACGCCCATCACGTCAATGCCCATCGCAATGCGCGATTGCCCCATGTACGCGTTATCCGACCATTCGCGCAGGTGAAAGACTTCATCCTGCAACAGAATGCGCGTGGTGCCCGTCAGAGGGTCGTTATAGCGATAGCGGAGACGGCCATTGTCGAGCACTTCAGGCGTCACCCGATCCGGATGCATCGGGACCATTTCGCCTACGACACCGTGGCTGTCCATCATCATCTCGGCGTAGCCATTGCCGCGCAGTTCAACATGGCCCTGCAGCATCTCGTAGAACTCGAATGCGGTTTGTATCGAGTTCGGACGCTTCCAGAGAAGGTTGAAGTACGGATGCTTTTTGGCAAGAGACTTACCGTCGTCCTTGTCCATGAACAGAAAACACGGAAGGGTTCCAATCGCCCGGCACTTTGCCGAAACCGCAGCCACCACAGTACCCAGGCGCTTGGCGTTTTCAGGAGTAACGCGGATTCCCGAAGAAGAGCGAGCGCCGACAGGGCCATACCAGTAGTCATCCCAGGGCGCAGGGGATCCGCCCACATCAGCGCGCAGTCCCTGAAACCCCGTAACCATCGAACTGATCAGGCTCACATAGACCTCCGCAGCTTTACCGTGATCGCGCGGTTGCGATCAAGGAAAATCCCAATCGCGGCCAGCATC